TTTCTTCTGGAACGTCGTTCTCGTCAAGATTACGAGCAGCTTGTGCAACGAGATCAGCGACCTCATCACCCGTATTCGCCGACGTAGCTTGCGTATTCAGCGTACCGGACGAAGCAGCGGCGTTGTCGTAAATGTTCTTGAGAACGTTAAAGTCGTAAGCTTTCTTGAGGCTGTACGCACCAGACGAGGTAGCCAACGCCTCAAAGTTAAGGTGACTGTGACGCTCTTCAATGTCGTCAACCTTGAAAGCAAAGTAGTTGCCCTGATCGACGGTCAATTGAATTTGATCGTCAGACAGTTCTTCTGTGTTAACAGTCGTACCGCGAGCATAATCACGAACCGTAATCGTAGGTTCTTTGATGATATTCACGGTATCGCCAAAGTTTTCAATTTCTCCAGCGTAGTCGGTGTTGGTAATCGCTTCAGCAACCGACGCACGACGGAAAAACTTGAGAACTTTTTGGCTGAAAATAGTGGGTACAAAATTACCTGACGGTAGATTCTGATAACCACCAGCGCGAGTAAAAGCCATTTCGGTTTCTCCTTACTATGGTTAAAAGTTAAATTGAATCAACGATACGTCCTTCACGGGAAGCAGCGTCAATGTCTTTCTCGTATTTCTCAAATTCCCACGGTTTAAGCCGGGAGATTTCCTCTACTGTCCAGACTTTTTTGTCTGGTCCTAGAGACTCTAAGCCTCGATTTGATGCTGTGCGTGTTACAGCTTGCGCTGCTTCTGCACGTTGATTCTCTGTAGAACCAGATCGCCTCGACTTAGTAGTGGTCTGACCAACATCTGCTTTGTACAGATCGATCACTCTTGCGGCCCAACGAACATCCGTATTGTTGCGATAGACACCATCAGAAATGCTTGATGGTTGTTCTTCTAGCCACTGTAGAAAGTCGTCACTTTCTTTGAGTTCCATGAAGTCTGGATGTAATGCAGTAAGTTGTTTTTCAGCAGTAACTCGTTCTGCCTCTTCTTCTTTTTGTCGCAGTACTTCCAAATGTTCTTCTACTTGTGAAACTCGGTCATTAGCTTTTAGCGAAGAAATAGTTTCGACCACATCATACACATCAGGATATTGATTACGGAAGTTTTCAAGTTCTTCCGCTGTCTTAGGAAGCTGATCTACTGTCGGAGCGTTAGACATCTTGAGTTTGGCTTCAAGAATCTCTTGGTTTTGTTTCCACTCGTTAAGTTTATTATCATAATGCTTCTTTAGATCATCATACCGTTTCTTGTAATCGTGATCTTCTTTTTGAACGATACCTTCTGTAAGTTGAGGAGTAGCTGTTGCTTCTTCTACAACAGGGTCCAAAGTTTCTTCGTCAGGTTCATTCAGGGTTCGCCTATACGCATTTTCGTATGGGGTAGGCTCGAATGTTTCTTCTTCTGTAACGTTTTCGTTGTCAGTCATGTTTGTATCTCCTTTCTCTCGCGGGGCCGAATGTTATATATTCGGGTAGCCGTGCGGAGGAGTAGTTAAATAGCGGGGCCGATTTGTATCGGGTAGCCGCTCCGGTAATGAAGCGTTTAGTAGCTCCAAACTGTTGGTCGTGGACGTCCCTTTGCAGCTACCATGCTGTCAAGGTGTATAAAACGTCCAGACGCTAAACCTTTTTGTTTTACGCCAATACCTGTCATGCCGTGTTGTAAAGCTATGCTTAAAAGATCGTAAGCATCTTCGTAGTTTACAGCAACGTCTACAGCTTTGCCGTGCAGGTGTGGAGAATCTTTTGCTCCACCAATTTTATTGTTGTGTGATGCACATCTAAATGCAGATGTAATAATCATAGGACGATCAAACTCTTCGCGAACAGCGATAAGTATATTCATAAAGTCTTCTCTCATGGGCGCGTCTTCGCAACCACATTTGCACTTTAGTTCATCGTATGAAAAATATTCCCAATCTTGTCCCATTATTTATCACTCTTAATAATACGCATCATTTCATTTAAAATATTTTTTTGTTCTTCCGTATACGTACCGCTTTTTCTCCATTCATCTCGCTCATCAGGCGCTAAATATCCGCGAATATATGCATCAATACGGGTCATTTCATTCCATTTATCAAACGATCTTTTTTCACCAAACTTTTGCTGAGAATATTTATAAGCTCTTTTATCTACATCTTTTTGTTGAGGCGTTAATGAAGCTTTAAATTTTTCTCTTAAATTATTAAAGTTTTTATTAACTTTAGGCATGTAATGTAACATATCTCCAAACACGGCTCTATTTAAAAACTGTCCTTTAAGATTTGGATCAAAAATTTCTATTGTTGGTTTGCCGGGGTTTGGATTATACAATTCATCTGGAGGGTAAAATTCTAACTTACCACCTCCAATATTTCTTTTATGTTTTAAGCCAGTTGAGCGGCTATCTATTACATTAAAATTATATTTTCGCATAGAAGGATATTGAGAATAGATACTTTTAAGAATTTCGGATGATGTTCTATTAACCTCTCCACCCTCATTCAGTTCTTTTTTTTTACAAGACCACCTTCGCTCATATCAAGAAGCTCTTTCTCTTCTTCTTTCTTTTGCTGCATTGGAGATGGGCTTTGTAGCGGACTGCCTTGTGTAGGTGAGTGCAACGTTTCACCGCTAGGCTTTGCAACCATACCACCCATTTGCATCATAGGTGGCATAGCCTGTTCTTGTGGAATTTGCATAGGCGGCATAGCTGCTTGCGCCATCTGTTGTGGCTCCTGTTGAGGTGGCACAAAAGATTTAGCTTTGTCACCTCTGTTCTTTTCTAATTGTGCGCGAAGCTCTAAACCTTTTTCACGATAGGTTTCAAGTCGCTGCATACCGATATACTCTACAAGCTCTTTCGGAATACGATACTCAAAGTTAGAAATCTTGATGGGAATATCTGAATTAGGATCAGCACCTTCAATCTGCACACCGTCTTGCTGTGCTTGTTTCATAGCTTTCTTAACTTCTATATTGATGTTGTTAAGCCCTACGAAAAGCACAGACTCATATGGAAGAATAAAATCTCCTTCCTTTGCTGTTGTAGGAATGTCATCCTCTACAGACTCTACACCGCCTTTTGCAGGTAGATCGCCCATGGGTTCATTTACTACACCAGCTTCTAAAGGTGGTGCTTCCATTTCAGGAATGTTAGGTTGAATAAGTGCCATCATATTTCCTTTTTGTTAAAATACGCTAGGACTGCGACCTGTATCGGGTGCGCCAGTAGGACCAAAACCTCTTCTACTACCAACTGAGAACCCGCCTCTAGAAGTTCTAAAACCGCCTCCTCCTGCGTCTAATTCACTGCTTATAGCTTTACTTGAAGCATCTGTAAATCTAAGTACTGAATTACCTTGTATCTTTTTATTAGGTGGTCCTATTAAAAGACCTTTTCTTTGCATCTCTCTTGCTATTGATATTGGAACGGCTACGTTAATAACTTTGCCATCTACATCTACATCAGTAGTTACATTTACAATTTGACGCCGATTAGTAAGTCTGTTGCCTTTTTCAATAAGTCCCTTTATTTCATTAACGCGAGCTTTTTCGGCATCAACAGCAGCTTTCTCTCTTTGCTGTTGTTTTATTTGTTCATTTATTTGTAATTGTCGTCTTTGTTCACGATCATAATACGCTGCATTTGCTTCAACTTCTTTTCTAGCTCTTTCTATTTCATTTTTATAAAATTTTAAACTTTCTTCTTGTTTTGTTTCTCTTAAATTTCTATTATATGGATCATCTAAAAAATCATCTACATCTTTTTTCTCAATACCGAAAGAAAAAGTATCTTCTGCTAAAGAGTCAAATGCATATTGTTGACTTTCCATTCCTAAACCAAAAGCAGAATCTTTTACAGGAGTACCTATTCCGAAAAAATCTGCAAAAGGAATTGTATTATTAATCGCGACAGAAAGAAAATCTCCAAAACCATATCCTTCCATGTCTGATGTAGCTATATCAAATCCAGCTTTAAGACCTCCAAAAATTACACTGCCACCAACAGTAGCAGCTACTGGATTAATACCGCCTTGAGTAACTCCCTGTAAAAGACCTTCTACAAAACTTTTACCTGCTTCT